GTTGAAGGGACGTAACCTTATGGACCCCAGGTATCCGAAAGGATACCTATTCCCATAAGGTCCCTTACCTAACGGTAAGGGGGATTTGCTGCCCTTAGTAGCACTCTTTAACCTAAGAGGGTACCTTGAACTTTCTCACGGTTCTAGTACCATAGGCCAGAGCCACCTCAAACATGTACAAAGCAAATAGACAACAAACTAAACCACCCACTTCTCCTTCTACTGATAATAATCAGAAGAGAAGAAGCAGATGGTCCAGCCTGTATCTATTCTCTTTATACACGTTGAGCTGGCTCCACAAGGTTTATCCTTGTGGTTCCGGCGACTCAAAGGAGTTTGAACCTCTCATATCGCAACTCTCTAAAGTCTTCGAGACACGAGGTCCCCGTGAAGGGATCAAGTACTCGAAGGCCTTACGCCTTTCTTTCATCTACTGGTTAACAGGAGATAATCGAAGGGTAGAGGGTGTACAATATGGGGTGGATGGGAAACCGAAGGTCTTACAGCCCTACCTAAGTGAGGATGTGAAAAGGATGCCTAGGAAACTAGCCGTCCTTCTAACGGTCCTCACCGTCAGTAGAGCTGTACACCTCCCAAAAGAACCTGATTTCCGACCAATTGAAACAGCCCCGCAACAGGGGAACTGTCAATCAATAGGAAAGTATATCAAGGACTTTTGGAGAGACCTAGGCTATCACCCGTTCCAACGTATTCCTAAAAGTTTACGCTGGACTCAATTTCACTTTACCTCTAAATCGGGTCCAAATGGCCAAGCCACTTGGACCGCCTTATCAGATCTGATAGCTCTGGACCAAAATCCAGAACTGTTAGAATCGATAAGGGGTTTAGGGGGGGAGAAATTGTCTCGAGTAATGTCTACTTTGAGAAGTTTACTTCAATACATGCCTCCTTTCTTACTTACACGTAACCGTGAGAAGTTACTTGTACGCAAGTTAGAGGGCATACCTGATAAAGAAGGTAAGACTAGGTTGGTAGCAATCTTGGACTATTGGTCCCAAACTGCTCTCCGACCTCTTCATACTTTCCTTTTCAGAGTATTGAAAAGAATTCCTCAAGATAAGACTTTCGCCCAGGGAGCCTTTAAAGATATCCTCAGTAAAGGTGATGGGGAATACTATAGTGTCGACCTCACGGCCGCCACTGATAGGTTCCCTATCACTCTTATTGAAGACGTCCTTAAAGGGCTACTTCCAACTAATTACGTAAGATTTTGGTCTTACATAATGGTAGGGCTTCCATTTGATTACCAGGGTAGCTTGAAACACTACCGAACTGGTAACCCGATGGGTGCTCTCTCATCATGGTCCTCCTTCGCGGTAGCACACCATTATGTGGTGTACTACTGTTGTCGGGAGACCGGAGTTAGTTGGAAGGATCTCTCCTACACACTTCTTGGGGATGACATCGTCATCCGCAATAAGCTTGTAGCGGAGATGTACCTTAGGGTCATCAAAGAACTAGGTGTTGAGGTGAGTTCTTCAAAGACTCATGTCAGCTCCGAAATCTATGAATTCGCCAAAAGGTGGATTTATAGAGGTTCAGAGATAACACCTTTTCCTTTCACTTCTTTAAGAGAGAGTAGCAAGAGATAT